TTCTTCATCTATAGAAGTGTATCCCTTCGAGGGAGTTTCTTCCTGAAACCCGGCACCCATGGGTTCATCATCGTTGTAAAACATAGGTTCATTTTCACCATAGTCAATCTCTTCATCTTGAGAAGTTTGCTGAGGAGCCGATTGCTTGGTGGGATTTACAAATGCATCCATCGCCTCTTGGTGCTGCTGAGGCTGTGTCTGACGCGCAGGCTGACTTGGTCTCGGAACTGGTTTTGGTCGAGGAACAGAAATTTGAATCTCATCCATGAGTGCCTGTTCATCCGCGTCTAATTTCATGACAGTGGTGTTTCCCCTGTCGAGTACGATTTCTTCGTCCATCTACTCTCTATATGGAAACTAAAAAAATACCTTTAACGCACTTTAAAAAAATATATGTACATAGTAAATGTTCAACCTTAACAAAGCGAACCGTCAAGGTCTCAAATGGATCGGCGTTCTTTTCCTCATCATACTTGGTCTCATGATGTTCCGTGATACCAGCATGTATCAGCCCAGGCCAATCATGGTTACTCCCATCCGCGAGGGTTCCATTTTCGACCTGGAGAATAAAGTCGAGTGCACCCCAGGTAACAAAGATGGTAGTGCCTATACCAAGTCTTTAACACCAGGTGGTCTGTGTGGCGCCCAAAAGCTCGTCTCCGATCTTTCGAGTTATGAGATCACGGATGGAATCGGCGGATCTTTAATCTAAGCTAAATATAAATGGCTCTCATCACATCCCCAACTGAGACTATTCCAGATCTTAACTACGAGTATCATACGATAACAATTGATAGCATCGGTCAAGATAGTGCCAACACTTTCACCTGCTATCTTCAACAGCCTCTAAAAAATATTGTTCAAGCTAGACTTCTCGCTGCTCGTATCAACACCACAACCGATACGGAACACTGTCATGTTTCTATCAAAGAACTTGATACCATTTTTAACGACAGAGCCTCAAATGTTTACGAAGGACAATCTTCTATGAGTGTTCTTCGTAGCTCGTTTGCGAGTGTTATTACAGAGGGAACCGCGACAGTTACTTTCAAAGATAATTATCCAATCGCTACACAATATATTGACCCCATTCGTCGCCTCGATCGTTTCACTGTGACCATCAGAGATCAAGATGGTAACACGATAAAAAATCCAGTCTCAGCCGCTGATAACTTTCTCGTTCTTCGTTTCGTGTGTAGAAAACCAAATTTGTAATTTTCTCTGTTTAAAGTAGTATACCATGTCCGCTGGTATTGTTCAATTGATAGCTATTGGTGCCCAGGATGAATATATCATGGGTAACCCCGAAATATCTTTCTTTAGTTCAACATTCAAAAGACATGCTAATTTTTCACAGTCCATCGAAAAACAAACCATACATGGAGCAGTGAAAAACAATTCTATGTCCAGCGTTCAATTTGAACGAACTGGCGATCTTCTCGGTTATGTCTATTTTACCATCGATGATAATACACAGGCGTTAGATACCCAATATTGGAATACCGTCATCGATAAGGTAGAACTTTATATCGGTGGGTCTTTAATAGACAGCCAAGATACTGTTTTTACAGAAAAGATTGCCATCGATACATTCGCCCAAAATGTATCTAAAAGTGCGTTGGGTACACACCCAGGCGTGAGCTCGAGATCTTACTTTTATCCTCTTCGCTTTTTCTTTTGTGAAGGACCACAATGTGCACTCCCTCTCGTGGCTCTAAATTACCAAAATGTGGAAATTAGAATTCATTGGGCTAATGAAGCATCGAATTACAACATTGAATGTTTTGCCAATTACTACTATCTTGATAATGAGGAACGTGGTAATATCGCGTCTCGCAAACACAATCTTCTCATCACACAAGTTCAAAAAAATATACCCACCGGAACACTTGTTCAAGATCTTAATTTTAATCATCCAGTCAAATATCTTGCATCTTCTGATACAACAACAAATGGTGCGCTCACTTCTCCAACCAACAAAGTGAAATTGACCATCAATGGTCATGATGTAAGTAATTACAGATGGGGTAAACCACACTTCATCGATGTTATGAATTATTATCACACAAACTTCGTTACATCACCAGACTTTTTCCTATATTGTTTCTGTCTTTCCACCAGTTCACTCCAACCCACAGGAACACTTAATTTTAGTCGTATATCTTCGGCCACGATCATGAGTGAAGACATGGCCATAAACGATCCTATATACGCAGTAAACTATAACATCCTCCGTATAGAAAACGGTATGGCAGGTCTCCTGTACGCAAATTAAAATACCTTGTTATATTAAATGGTCAAAAACTTGCCCACGGTAGAACGTTCAACCAAAATTAGGTTAGGCAAACATTGTACCGAAGACCAGGCGGAAAATACAATCGTACTTAACGCGAGTAATGTAGAAGTCGATGCATCATCTGGTAAAGGTGTCTATATTACACCCCTCGATTTGGCAATCGATTTTACGGGTTCTGGAACCGATGCCACTACAAATACAATCGTGACGTATAACCAAAGTACGCATAAATTGTATAGAACAAATATCCCTCCTACATTCAGTGGTATCTCAACTGGTAGTTCCGAATTTGAAAAGACTACACTATTTTCAAATATTGTGACGGGTATTATTGTTGATTCAAATATTGTCGTGGGTGGAAATGTCACATGCTCAGAACTTATCGTTACAGGGAATGTGACAGCTCTAGGAGATGTTAATCAGGTGTTAACAACAAAATCCCTGTTTACAGACCCGATAATCGAGTTAGGTGCGAATAACATCGCAACTGATGATATATACAAAGATTTAGGTCACATTTTACATCGCCCCGATGGATTCTCGAATGTTGCTATTTATTATGACGAAAGTGATACGAAGATTGTAATGGCGTATACTAATAGTGATGCAGGCTTATACGAAATAACACCAACTTCCGAAACTATTAATGTACATGTCTACGGCGAAATGTACACAGAATCTAATGTTGGTATTTCGAATACAACACCCGTACACACTTTATCTGTGGGTGATAGTGTATTTATAGATGACGCGAATCACTCAAATGTTATTGAAGCTCATGGTAACACGTATACATCTGGAAATGTGTATATAGGTGGTGGTCTCATCACAAATGTAGGTGGAGTGAATAAAAAAACATATAGCCATGCATCAGCCTTTCCACAAGGAACTTCAGTCAGTGATGCTACTATTACACTGACATTCACACAACATGTATTTTATGCGAAAGTGGTGGCTCAATTAATAGATGATTTAGATAATGAAATAAGCTCACTTTCAATGGAAGTTGGTGGTGGTAATAGATCGGGTAATACAAATGGTCTAAATATTGCATTAGGTCAAACATCTATATTTGGTGGAACAAATACGAACCCATGGTCGACAAATATCACCACAACACCCACAACAATCGCTATTAAACCTACGAATGCTTTCACATCGGGAGGAGGAAATTATTCTATTTTTGTTGAATATATATCAGCATACCCCAGTGGTAAACTTGAAAGTATAACACATACTGCCGGTACATCATTGTCCAGTTTTGGATATTAATTTCATATTTTCCAATTGCTCAACAATTGTAAAATGTTTTTTATATACACTACTTATATATGTCGACGAATACAAATGTACAACTGATACCAGGTGATTTAGTTTTATCCGGAGACATAAAAACGGATGAGGTGACTCCCACATTTTCGGTTGATCGACAGAATAGTCGTGTAGGTATAGGTATAGATGCAAGTTCGATATCAAATCCATATACCATGTACGTGGCGGGTGAAATGTATGCAACTCAGTTACATGGTGATGGAAGTCAACTCACGGGGTTGACGGATTCGGTGTGGGGTCAAACCGGCGATGACATAAGTTATGCAGACGGTGATGTTTCTATCGGCATCGCAGACGCTAACGGAAAAAGATTACGTGTACATGAAAGTGGAAATGATGTATTGGTTGCCGATGGTGCAAATTTACGTGTTGGTGTAGCAACTGGAACACCCCAAGCAAACCTCCACGTTGAAGGTAATGCCTACGTGTCGTCAAACCTTGAGGTGAGTAATGTCAATTTCACAG